TTGCAACTCCGCGAGATTCTTCTTCAAAACACTTTCGACAACTAGCAGGTATCTTACCTTCAAGCATAGTTGTTCTTACACTTTTCATGTAGTCATTATTCCATGCTTCCATAGGTGTTTCTCTGCCAAAGTTTGCAGGTTTGCCATGTTCCATTTTAACTAAGCCTACTTCGTGATCTTCACCTGCACCACTAGCATTTGATGAGCAACATAATCTCATATCGCCATTGGGTCTAGTAGCAAAGTGTATCCAAGGCAAAATGCAAAATGTTTCACTGCCAGATGCTTTGGCTATTGCTGATGTATATTTGTCTAAGTCAGACATTATTTTTTCTTCCCAATTATCATATAGCGTTCATACTTTGGTGTATCTAATATTCCTCTATAAAAAGGCTTTATTTTACTCATATGTGTAAAATCTGTTAAATCTGTAGAACAACGAACGTGTTCTTTGTGTTCAAAATAATTATTACTTTGTAATACAATAACTGCATTGTCAGGTTGATTATCTAACCATTGTTCATACTGCTCTTGTGTTATGTGTTCACAACTTGTATTAATTACAACATCTGCTCCTGCAACGTAGTTACACATGTCATGTGTGACTGCTTCAAATTTATCTAACATTTCTTGACGTTTGTTTACAGTACATGCTATTTCTTCACAAGTAGGATCAATGTCAACTGATGTAATGTGTTCAACATTTATTTTACTATTAAATAAAATGTTTGATAACACGCCATTCCATCCTCCATAAATTATAATGTTTAACGGACGTACTGGAACAAAGGCAGGTAATTGTTCTGCAACCCAAACTTTACTTCTTACTTGGCCTTTCCAAAAACTTTCTAATGTACGATATCGATCCTTGCTATTCCGAATAGCATCCATCCAAAAAAGTACATCTTCAATATCAACTTTCATATACCTATTTATTGCTCCTGTAAGTCAGATATTGCGTCTTTGAACTTTTGTGGATTAAACTGCGGATAGTATGTTAATAGTTTTGATATATCAGGCTTACGGCGTTTTACACTGCCTTCTTTGCCGTCTATGCAAATCCAATCAATAGTATTTCCTGCAATTAAATTTGCGGCTTCTTTAATAGTAATTTCTTCGTCACTACCAATGTTAACTATGTCTTGTGATGCAATGTCAAAGATATTTAATATTGCTTCAACTGCATCTTCTACCCTACAAAAACTACGAGTCTCGTCTGCACCAATTAGTGTATAATCATTGCTATCTATTTTGTTTAGTATATCTCTTACAAAATGTCCTGAGCCGCTTCGAGGTCCAAATATATTAAAAAAACGTAAAATTAAAAAATTTAGATCGCTGTTCATTAAATAATTTTCGCCTACTATTTTACCTAAACGATAACTCCAACGAGGATTATGTATATCTTTAATCTTAACGTCTTTTGTTTCTGGAGTAGGCAATATGTCATCTCCTGCTACAACTTCGCTAGATGAAGCGTATATTAGCTTACAGGCAGGGTTCTGTTTGACATAATTAAATACTGCAAAGTCGGCTTCTATGTTATTTTGTATTAACTTATTTGGAATATCATAAAAATACTTTGTACCATTTATATTTCCCATATGAAAAATATAATCAAAGTTGCTATCTATTTGACTCAAATATTTTTCTATATTAGCAGATATAAATTCTTGTGACTGCGGTCTATATGAATATCTAAATTCGTTGTCAATACCAACTACATAATATCCTTGAGCGTGTAATTGATTACACAACTCTGCTCCAATCAGTCCGCAAGCACCTGTTACTAAAACTTTTTTGTCCAACATTTATTCAACTCTCTAATGTGTTTAAACCAATTTTGGTCAATACCCTTTTCATCAAGGGTGTTAATAAGGAAATCTAAATCTTTAGGCAAGCACTTGCCGCCAAACCCCCGTGTGCCGTCATGCCCGGGAACTTCCATGTATGTTTGATTTTGTTGTACATCTAAATACATATCTAATATTTTACTGTAATCGGCGCCAACGTCTTCTGCTAGATCGTAAAATACATTAGCAAATGCAATACGCATTACTGCAAAGTTATTTGAAAACATTTTTACAAGCTCTGCCTCTTGCGTAGAACATAGTTTAATTTCTTCATCTAATAGCCACTGCGGTAATTCGTTGTTATCACACCCTACAACTAAAGGACGTTTTAAACAATCTGTATCCCAGTAACGTTCACGCAGAAATTCTGGCATATAAATTATATTGCCAACATATTTTTGAATACGTTCACATGCTCCTAACGGTAATGTACTACGAATTACAAATATTGCAGAAGGATTAAATTCTTGTATTTGAGCTATTTCAGAAATAACTGTATTAATATCTTGTTGTGTTTCTGTTGGTATACATACAAATATTGTACCAGCATCTTTTAATACTGATCTTTCAGATTCAAATATAGTATCATGAACAATACACTTTTGGTTGTTTAATAAACCTAGATGTGTTGCTTTACCAACATACCCGTATCCTAATATGCCAAACTTCATAATTTCCTCTTTGGTATTTTACTGTCAGCACTACTTACACACGTAGGTGTAACGCACTTACGTGGTGTATCAAAAATTTTAAAACCTTCAGTGAGTGTGCCAAGTGGCTCTTCGTGACAACTGTAACTACGTTTTATTTCATTTTCACGTATTACAATTCCTTGGTAGCCTGCATTGCAGGACCATCCTTTGAACTTATTAAAGCCAAACGCATTAAAGCGTTCTGCTTGATCTAACTCGTACTCTATTCCTTGAGCGTCTTTGAGTAGGATTTGTGCGACTTGTTCGCCTTTCCATTCTTGGGGGAATCCTTCTCGCATTCTTCGTATTTGGTCTTCGGTATATCCATGTACCACGTAGCTGGCGGTAGGATCGGACTGTGGCTTGAGAGTAACGCTAATGCCTCTGGCGGCAAAGCGTTCCAAGCGTTCGTAAAGCTCTTCGAACATTTCTGGAACCATAACTTGATTGATCGTAACAAATGTATCATTATTCATTAATTGAAGACATTTATCTCCAAACTCCTGTTCATTTGCAAACTCTGCATGGTAACTAGCAGTAATACTTCTACGCTGAAGTTTGCTTGTTGATTCTAACCACTTATTCCACCATTTACTGCCCGGCGACAAATTAGTAGTCATATGTATACTCTGATATCCAGGATCACTATCATTACAATAATGATCAATAACATCTCCAAAGTATTTATATGCTGTAGGTTCGCCTCCAGAAAAACTAAAATGGAAGTCTGTAAAGCCGTTTGCACGAGCTTGTGCTTTGATACTATCTAGGGTCTTTAAGTACAATTCTAAATCTTGGTGGTCAGGGGTACTAGATCTAGCGTATGGCCAGCAATAACTGCATGAATAATTACAAAATCTAGCCAGGATCCACGAAACTGTGAAAAGATGGCTCTTTAGGAGGGTTTTTTGGCCAAACTCCGTAATATCTTGCCATGGTATTTTATTATAATCATTCATATTTGTTATTACTATCGTATACTAATTTACTACACTGACGAGCGCATGTCATACATTTATCCTTGCCGTTCCAAAAATCTGGAAGTTTTGCAAAAAGATTATCATTAGTTTTTAATACTCCTGTTGAACAGTTTGGTACTCCAACTATCTTCAATACGTTTTTTGTATTTTCTACACTTAGATTTCTTAAATAGTGTATTGGCAGTTTTTCTTCTATAGGTTGCTCTAAATAATCGCCACCAAACCAACAGCACGGAAATATATCTCCATATGGATCAACATATATACCTTGCTCAGTTACACATTTAGGATTAATAATACTTGCTTCAATTGCACTGTCTCTATTATTTTTATCAACTAAATGTATTAAATCTTTGTTAGGCGTTTTTTTAAATCTTGGTGTTTGTGCAGGCGATATTGTATATTCTACATTACCGTTATTATCGTGTACTTCGTATTCTTTCATTTCATAGAACCGTGTAGTACTAACAAAGTTTACGTTTTGTACTCCTAGTCCTAAAAGATACTTTTCTAGCTCGTCAACTTCGTGTTCGTTATGTGCAAACACTAAACTATCAACTCTTGCATTTCCGCCAGCTTCGCAGAATGCTGTTAAGTTTTCAATAACTTTATCAAACTTTGTGTTTTTACGATATAGCTCATGTTTACCTTTAAAACCGTCTACAGCAAAAATAACTTCAATGTTATACTGTGCTAGTTTTTTCCACCATGCAGGATTACGCATACCGCCGTTGGTGTGTATTGCTAATCTAACTGTAGGATTACACTCTCTTACATAAGAGTAAATTTCTAAGCAATCATTTGCAAATGCAGGATCGCCATAGTTACCGCAACTGTAAAAGTTTTCTAATTGTGCAAGAAAGTCTTGAGGGAACCATTCTTTAAATTGTGCAACACTCATATCTCCGTTACGAATAAACGGACGAGTAGCGCCGCCATGATAGTTTCTAGCACACATAGGACACTGTGCTTGACATTTATCTGTAAGTTCAATATGAACTGTTTTTATATCATTTACAGTCTGCATCAAACTTTTCCTTTAGCCAGTCAAAATCGTTAATTAGCCCCAAATCAGCCCCGCTAGAAAGCCCATACTGCTTGCCAGCAATAGCACCTGCAATAGCGTACTTACCGAAGGGAACATCCCCTCCAACTGTTGTCCATATTTGTAATCTTTCGTCCGATTCATTATCTACTTGTCCTCTAATTGTTTTTGATGATAATTTACAACATTCTCTAAATGCACTTTTCCAAGTTTCAAATGCACCGATGTTAAATGCCGCGATATTACTAACCTTAGACATTGCATTAAATTTTGAACTAATACTAGTTGTCATGTCCGTTGTAGTTATATCCATATTAATTGTTTCTTTTACTGGAAACAATTTTACACCGCCGTAGCCGTATTCTAAATCATTAATAGGGTTTTTACTTCGCCACACAAATACTTGATCTCGTTTCCACTTTGGAACTTGATAAGAAAATTCAAAATCATCAAGCACTGTAGCATCACCGTCTACTACCCAAAACATATTTGTTGTACACAACTTTGCCGCTTCAATATGTGCTCGGTGTATTCCTTTTACACCGTGTA